ATCGTATCGTCCTTTGTCTGGTTTGACAACCGGTACTGATTTTAATCCCTGCTCTGTAGCTTCAGGGCCTGGTTTAGAATTAGTGACACTCTGTGGGCGTAGCCAGCGACCCAGAGTATTTTTGTACCCTCAAACAAGTGAGGGTGCTGATATGATTTTACCTTTCTTTTATGACAAAAATTGGATCGATGTTACTGTTGCCGACAATTTGGAAAATATGGGAACAATTAATATTGATTCTCTATTTTTCACTTTAGCTAATGCTAATTCTGTTGTCGCAGCTGATACGACTATACAGGTGTATGCATGGGCAGAAGATGTAAAAGTAGCTGGACCTACTATTTCATTGGCCCTACAATCTAAAGATGAATATGGAAAGGGTGCTATTTCTGAAAAGGCTTCGGCAATTTCAAACTTTGCTAGCACTTTGAGCAATGTACCAGTTATTGGGAACTTTGCCACAGCTACGTCCATGATGGCTAATACCATCTCTGGAATCGCTTCCCTATTTGGATATACCAATGTTCCTGTAATTGCTGATGTTCACTATTTTAAGAATGCTCCTTTCCCGCATATGAGCACCACTCAAATTGGTGTTCCAGCGGAGAAATTAACACTCGATCCAAAGAATGAGCTAACTATTGATCCTAAAGTTAATGGTATAGATCTCGGTGATGAATTAGCAATTGTTAATATTGTTACTCGAGAATCATTCCTAAATACTTTTACTTGGTCATCAATTGATCCACCAAATGATTTAATTTTCTCCTGGCGTGTTGCACCAACACAACATGTAGAAGCTTTTATCGATGGATATAATCATTATCAAGCAACACCTATGGCTATGGTTGCACAGATGTTTAATTACTGGCGTGGTGATATTACCATCCGTATTAAATTTCTTTGTACCAAATATCACCGTGGGCGAGTGAAGGTATCGTGGGATCCTATTGGCAACATTTCGGGAGCTCCTGAGTCTACGGAATCAGTCTACACCAAGATTATTGATATAGCAGATAATACTGATGTAGAATTTACAATACCTTATACTCGAGAAACCTCGTATCTTGATATTCCTGAGGGAACAGGAAATACAATGTTATTTGCTGGTGCTGCTAGTCAGAATCCCACTCTTTATAATGGTATTGTTACAATGCGAGTTCTTACTCAACAATCTTCTCCTGTTGCTGATGCGCCAATTGGCATTGCCGTGTTCGTCAAAGGAGCAGAGAATTTAGAATTCGCTAATCCTCGTGATGTCTCTGCACAATTTTCCACCTATAGAATTCAATCTGACGATCTGATTTATGATACTCCTGTTCATTTTCAGGTTGGTATAATGCCTTCTAAAGCTAGTGAAAATCTGAATCTTATCCATATGGGTGAAAAAGTGGTATCACTCCGTACTGTTATGCGTCGACAAAATCGAATTTTTACACAATCAATATTACCTGTGAGTCCCAATGCCTCTAATATTTCATCAGTAAATTTACCACGTATGCCTTTACTTTATGGATATGATCCAAACGGTATACATTTCGGTACGAATACTGTTGCTCCTGGTTCTTCAAACTTCAATTATGTTAATAATTGTACTTTGAATTGGGTCAACATGTGTTTCATAGCACATAAGGGTAGTGTGATTTGGAATGTGAATGTTCGTGATGGGCGAGAATCATTGGCTAATCATGTTGATATAACCCGTAATGAGATTTTGACGAATGGCAATTTCTCCGCTTCATTTGAGAATGTGCCTACATCTAATGATAATGAATCGTACTTTTATAATTTACGAGTTAATGCAGGCCAAGGTGGTATGGCTTTAACAAATCAGAATGATATGTCGTCATTAAATGTATCCATTCCAATGTATTCGAAATATAAGTTTCTCTCGAACAATGTCAATACCCGAACTCTTGGTTCTGTTATTGACGCTTCAAATGTTGATTCTTTTAAAGTGAGATGCATTACAACTAATCCTAACTCTATTACAGTAGCAGATCGTATTGATTTCGATTTCTATTGTGGTATTGGTACTGATTTTTCCCCGGTCTTTTTCCTCAATGTACCTACATTGTATCAATTGGCCGTACCCCCCTTCACCACATAGTCGCTGGATTTAATATCCAGTGCATGGTCCTAAATGACGTTAAACTTAGAGTTCGGGCGGACTTTAACCGCCCACAAGCGTATGGTTTGTACAGGAATGTTTTACTTTTTTAAAACCTGGACCATATACCCACACTAAAACCACGACGGAACGGTCGTCGTGGACTCATTTTTAAATGAGTTGTAACCTCTGTGATCATTGATTTGATTTCACATTCCCTAAATTAATTAATTCACTTTTGTGAATTTGCTAACCCCTACTTTTTGTAGCATTTTATGGACGTGAGATCTTTTGATCTCAGCCTATAAATGTGAAATTTTTAGTAAAGGAAGTCGTTAATTTTGAGAATGGCAGACAAGAATCGTCG